CACGAATCATCGGGATGGTCAGCAACTCGGTCGGAGTGATTGTGGTCAGACCGCCACCCAGAACCTGCGAGTAGAAGATCGAGGGGAAGGTGCTTACTGTTGCTGTGGCCGGGAAGAGAACAAACGCATTAACTGTGTAGTTAGCAAGCGAGTTGCTCACCACAAAAGTGTTGACGTCGATCACCTTGACCCAGTAAGGGTTGCTTACGAGTTTGGTTGTCTGACTCACAAGGTTGGTCGTGGTTGCGCCAACGGTGGCAGTAATTGGTTGAGTGAAGAAGATCTTCTGACCGCTACGCAGACCGTGATTAGCCACACTAAAGGCAGCCGAGCCAGCAAAAGTGGCAACAGTGCCGATGTAGTTGGCAACCTGAGCGGAGGGATCAAAGATTGTCCGGCTCACCCAGTTCAGGCGGTAGGTGTTTGTAGGATCCTGCAGAGTACCGGGAAGGTGCAGAGTGTTGACACCTGCATTGACACCGGAGATGTTCTCAATCAGGTCAGAAGTCTGACCGTTGATGTCTACGGGGAGATCCCAATAAGGATCCGAGTAAGTCAGGAGAGCAGTGTCGCCAGTGGGGGCAGCAACAACAAAAGCACCCGTAGGGGCGGAAGTGATGTTAACAGTGCCACCTGCCAAAACAACAGCGTTGTAGATGTTCGAAGCATCTGCCGCAGAAGTTGCCAGGAACACGTAGTTCAGGGAGTACTCTGAGTCGGTAGCCAGATTATAAGGCGGTGCTACAACGTAGACTTGGGTGCCGTTAAGGGCAGCGAAGTCGTTACCAACACCAGCGTTCGACAGAACCACTTCCTGGATCGGAAGAGTTACAGGCCAGTACTGATCTGTGTCGAGCTGGAAGATACCGTCAACGGCAGTCGGAACTGCGTTGATCGTGTATTGACCGGCATCAAGCATGCCAACCTGAACGCTGTCTGCAACAATGTTGGCAGACTGGTTGACCGCAGTCTGTGCTGACTCACCAAATACGATCGACTGATAAGACAGTTTGTTGTAGGAGACGTTTGTACCGGTCCACTCATAGATGGCGTTATCCACCAGGTACTTTAGGCCAGTTACCAGATCAGCGGCGGCCTGGTGGGGCACATACTCGCTGTACTTGTTAACATCGGTAACAAGGAACGGGCCGGGATCAGCCAGAGCCAACCACTTGTAGTTGTTGTCCGCGCAATGAGCAGCCGCAGCAGCACCCACGAGGGCACGGCCATCGGCATCAAACTGAGCGTAGGCGGTAGGAGTTACCAGGTAACCCTGGTCTTGCTGACCGTCGAACGCAGTACCGATGCACTGAGTGTAGTCCTGGGGAACACGAACCAGATTGGTCTGTTGACCTACGATGTTCTCGATGTCGTAGGAATTCTGCATGAACACGAAGTTGCTGCCCACGGGGAAGACTTCGGTTACTACGGACACATTGCCGTCAAATGTGGTGGCGGCGATGGTTACGTAGCTGTTCTGCGAGTTGCTGGAGGGGTCCAAATCGTTGACCATGCCGGTCTGACGAACATAGACAGTGCTGCTAACAGCAGGGTTGGTCTCGATAGCTTCGGCCACGGCTGCGGCAATCGCAGCAGAGATCTTGCGGTTATTGACTTCGTCGCCGGCAACGTAGTTCACGGGAATAGTCACGGGAACGCCGAGCCACTCACCACTTGCGGTGTAGCCAGTCGAACCGTCTCCGGACACCAGTTTGATGCCGTTGATCGTCATTTGCACATACACCTTGTTGCCAGCCATCAGTGCGGAGGGCAGGTCGGTGCTGTTGAGTTTAGTGCCAGAGGGCAGGAACTCGAGTTCTACGATCTGGTTAGGGGTGCCAACGCGAACAACGCGAAGGTCGCCAACCTGGGCATTCTGGAAGAATTCGTTAACGCAGTTGTAGCTAAGGGCCGGAATGCGGTCCTCAGGGATGACGCCGCCCAGCAGAGCGCGGTAGTCAGCCAGAGAAGTTACAGGAATTGGGGTGTTGAACGGGAAACGGGTAGTAGGTACGTTTTCCTCGGTCTCCACCAGCATGTAGACGGTTGAGAAGCTGGCCAGGTCAGCATTCGCAATTGCGCCGGGGCGTTCGTTAATATAAACGCCAGGGGCGCCCGGAGTCGCGGCTCCGCTGCCCAGTGAAAAAGTTGCCATATTATGGATGGATTGAGCACTCCTTTTTCAATCTCACTATTGGCGAGTGCAGACTCCCCTTAGGTCTCCGAAGAGGTGAGATTTACTATTTAGGTTTTACCCTGCTCTCAGTAACCCGTCCCAGTGACTGCGGAAGAAGAGTCCAATGACAATCCGTTCAGTTTCTCCCGGTCAACGACTCCTTGGACTGTGTATCGATCTAATGCTTTTGTGTAATCTTCCTCCGTTTCGAACGGGAATATGGCGTCCCTCTGCTGCCCTGAAGGTAGGCCAAATATGAAGGACCCCTGAGATAAACCTCCGGGAACACCTCCGGATTTCCCGTTGGCACCCACTCGTATTTGAGCGCCAATCGGGGGTAACTCCGTTACTTTCCATTGCGGGTTCTCCTCCAGCACCTCTCTGTACGACAAGGAGTTTGTGTAGTAAAGGTACCCAAGTTTACGAAAAGTAAACTGCTGTTGAAAAGGAACGGAAACGGTCATTAGACTCTCTTCTGCGCACGGGCCATGAGGCGGGCACCGATGGAAGTGCCGCGATTAAGTTCGAATCCACTATCTTTAGCTACCTCTGTTGCAGCTTTCTCAAGAGCAGCTGGATTTGAGGGAACGAAGACGTTTTCGTCAACTGACTTTTTCATCAGCTTTTCACGGACGTCCGTCTGAATCTTCACTGCAGGTGTTGCTTCGGGCGCAGCAACTGGGTCGCTCGAAGGGGTTTCAACTTCAAGGTTTACCGGTTCGGATTGTGCCGCTTCTTCCTTAACCTCGGTCGTCATGTTCTCGATCCGTGCGGGTTCCGGGGTAACTTGCAGGTCACTTGCTGCGGGTTCGGTGTTTTTGCTAGTGCGGTTGCGTGTCATTTCTCTGGTGTGTAAAGTTTGTGTTAAGCCTAAGGATAAGTTTACCGACGACGGCTTAAGATATTGCGCCAAGAGATCGGAACGATCTGCTTGAGTGAGATATCGGGGACGCCCATCCAAGGTCGAGCAGGCATCTTAGAAGTGCCGAACTGGTTGTATGCCCCGTAGTCAGTGGATTTAACTAGGAACTGATTTCCTCTGGTCTGGATGTATGCAGCGTCCTGCATCAGTCCGGTCGCTCGAAGAATAGGTTGTCCTGGATAGTTGTTTGCCTTCCACTTTGAGTACCCAGGTGATAGTCTCGCCCAAGGTGTTCCCGTCGTAGGGTCAACCTGTTTTTTCCAGAACGCGGGGTGATCGTCTAGAAGAACCGGGGTCCACTCTTGTTGAGTGGGTTTCCACCAGTTTAGGTTGAGCGGCACGAGACCGTTTCCGGTGACTTTGAATCCGATCATTTCTTCTTCCGAGACGCTTTCTTCATCTGTGACTCTTGTTCCTCTGCATGTCTCTTCACAATGTCGATCATTGCGGTGATTTTACTCATCGGTTGGTTCTCCAGCCAATCTACGGAGGAGTCCCAGCGTTGTTTGCAGAGGTGATAGGCAACTTCGAGCCAGTTTTCTACGGTGAGGACCGTCTTGTCCAGGAGAGTCTCAACAACCCATTTTATCACGACTCTGGCAGAAGTTATCGACGAGTTATCGAGGACTTCCGGATTAAGAAGAAGTCGAGTGACTAACTCAAAGTAACTTCTGTCTGTCTGTCGAAGAATCTGAGCGAAGTAGAAGTCTTTCGGAGTAATCTCTCTGAAGAGGAAGACTTCGGTGCCGGCTTGGACTCGGTATGTGAAGTCTTCCCGGTCCTCTATGATCAGTTTGGGTCTTCTTCGTCTCCACCGTTCGCCTTGGCGACGAGTTCGCTGAGTTTCCGGAAGTCGCGGACGCCAAGATCAAGGATTTCGTCGTAGGTGATTTTGTCATCGCCAACGATGAGTCGCTCAATAATTCGCATCCCCTTCTCAACATCCCCAGCCTTGGTGAGATCTTTCTCCATGTAGATCAAATCTCGACCAGTCATTTCCCGGATAATAATCTCGCGTCCGTCGTTCAGGGTTGTGCTGAATGTTTCGAGGTTGGGAGTAGGTTTTGTTTTCTTGGGCGTAGTCGTTACTTGGTTTTCGTTGTCTGAGATAGTGCGCATTGTTTAACTGTTATCA